ATATCCTGTTGCTCTTAACCATAGCATTATAGCATTTCTATCACCGACCAATAAATCTTTATATCTCAAATCAGGCTCAAGAATTTTACGGTTAATAAGAATTTCCAAAAATTCACCACTTTGTAATAAGTTTGGACTTGTTAAGATATTCTCATCAGCCGTTGTCATATAAGCAAGTTTTATATTTTTCTTTTTTGACTTATAAGCTTTACCCAAAGAAGGCAAAGGAATAACATCAAAAGGTGCGTTATAATTTGGTTGGCTTAATTCTATAATATATGGATTAATATTAGATGGTGTTTTACCAAAATCTTGAGTAAAATCATTTCCATTATTTGTTGGTGGGATGTAATTGTTATTTGTTGTCATAGTATTTATTTTTTCTTTTACTGGTTCATCCTTTCTAGCCATGGCTTCTTCAGACATTCTATTATAATCGTAAGTCTGTTGAATATTTTTAGCCAACTGCTCATCTCGAAGTCTCATTTGTTCTTCGTTCTTATCTTTATTAGCTTCAGTATATTGTCTAGCTGTAGTCTTTGGTTCTTCAGACAATGCTGGGTCATAAACAACACCCTCTTGTTCTCTTTGTTGCATTTGCATAGCTGTTCTTCTTCTCATCATTTCAACAGCACTCATACTATTTAAATCTTCATTCATAGCACTTGTGTATATCTCATTAGTAACAGCAGATTTTTGAGCTTCGTACTCTTGTATTTTCGCTAACTCTTCTGAAGAAGTTTCTATTTTACCTTTGTTAGGAAATACACTTGGTTTTTTATCAGACATTTTAAAACTTATTTTAATTTAATTTATAACCTTTAAAAATAAATATATAGAAAGAATTTTTTTTGTAAATAGAATTACATTAAAACAAAAAAACCACCTATTTCTAGATGGTTTTTAATATTTTCATTATTTTTATTTAATTATAAATCTAATTCTTTTTTTAAAATATTTATTATTTCTTTTGGTTTATTTTTGATATCACTTTCCCAGAATCTTAATAATTTAAAACCATTTTCAACACACCAATCATTTTTAATTTTATCTTGTATTAAATTACTTTTCTGAGTTGCATATACTGGTATATTAAATTTACTATTCGGGTTACAGTGCCAAAAATCACCATCTACCTCAATCATAATATTTTTACCTTTTATTTTAAAATCGTATAATGATTTAATTTCCCTAATATAATATTGAGTATAATAATGAACTTCATTTATAAATCCAAATTCATTAAAAAGTATATCTTTGAAAGTATCCTCTAATTTTGATTTAACTTGGAAACCATTTTTAATTATATATTCCATCCTCCTATGTGACTGTTTTTCTCGTTCTTCTGGATTTAACCATCTTAACTCAGCTGCTTTCTGTATATTAATTTTATGCTCTTCAGATTTTGGTATGTCTTTTAGTTTTTTAGATATGTTTTTACCACGATTAGGGTTGGCTATAACTTTATTGACGTTATCCCTAACACGTTCATCATCGATAGTCAAACCTTTATTCCATATTTTAAGGGTGCCATCTGCATGCATCTTTTTTTGTGTATCATGTGATTTTTTCAACGCTTTATCATTATGACCCCAATTATTATTAACCCTAGAAGCGTGGCCTCTAATATATTCTCGATACCCAGTATCAATACCTAAGTATTTTGGTTTTTCACCACACCCACATTTACACGTTGGTCCAACACCCTTTAATACGTAATCAATATACGTTTGTTCAGCGTTGATACCATGTTTTTGACTTCTATGTCTTCTTAATGAATCTAAGTCAATAAATTCTCGTTGACATTCTTTACAAATTTCCATAAAATAAAAATTCTTTTAATATACTTATAATTTAATACAAATATACTAAAAGAATTCTTACAAGTCAAGCTTTTGATAAAGCTATTTTTATATAAATTTGTAACTGCTTTATAATCAAATAGTTCCTAAAATAATAAAATTGCTCTGTCAAAACGTAATGTTGCTGTAATTTCAGCGATTCCATCATCGTCCATACCTAAGTCACCAAATCCAACGTTTGTTAACATGGTACCGTCAAGCAACCATTTCTCGATAACAACCCCAGTTGGGTCAAGCATTTCAAGTTCAACTGGACGTTTGTAACCAGCTGCGTAACCTTGACGACCTGTAATTGATTCTGAGTGTAAACGAACCCATTCCATAATAGCTTGAGAAGCTGATGGACCAATTGGGTCACGGAACGTAACGTCTATTGCTTCCCATGTAAATCTACCGATTACCCATGTAGAAGTGTTAAGGAAAGGTATTTCTACCTCATTTTGTGTAATTGATGGTCTTGACGCTGTTGACAACCACCATTGTTGGATACCTAAATCAGCTGGGAATGTTAGCAACCAACGGTTCTTTTTCTTTGGCTCGTATGGTAACGGCATCTTCATTAATAAATCTGGCATATTCTATCTTTTTTAGTTTTCTTTATTTAATTATAAATATCATTAATTTTATTTTTGTTAGAAAAAAAATTATTTTTTAAATTCTGACATCATATTTCTTATAATGTCTTCATTTTTTTTAATCATTTTAAGGTTTTTACTTAAATTTCTTGAGTTTCTTTTTGGTTTCCCTTCTTTTCTTGCTTTTGCCATAATAACTTTATTTTTTTAATACTTTATTGATAACTTCGCCAACATTCAATTTATCTTCTATTTTATTTTGGTTGGCGTATTTATTATAATTCGAAACAATTTTATCTAAACTTTTAACAATTTTATCATTGGCATCTTTTAAACCTTTTTTTGATAAATCATCAATCATTTTTTCCCTTTCATTAACATCGATAATTATGTTTTTTATTTTCAACATTATCGATTTGTTTTTCAATGCTTCATTGGCAATAAATTCATTTTGCCCTGTTAAATTGGCACCGATAATTTTTGCAAAACCTAACAAAACATCGTTTGTATTTTGAAAATCTGCATTCTCAGATTCTTTTAATAAACGAGTGTCTTTTTCATGCGCAATTATTTTATTGTACTGCTCAAGTGTTATTTTTATCTTTGTCATTTCTTTTAGTTATAAATATCATTTTAAAACAAAAAAGCCTAATTTTCATTAGGCTTGATTGTTTATTTTTTATTATCTATTAGATATTGTCAAATGAAGCACCAGTATTCATTATAACGAACTCAAGCTGAATAAATTCTAACGCTCTTGTTGGTTTCAAGAATATCTGACCTGTCAATTGGTTTCTATCGAAATCTTCTGGGTCATTAGAAAGAACAACACGGAAATCGTATAAACCTCTTTGAGTTCTGATATTATCCAATATTGGGTTTACAAGTGCTAAGAACTGATTTCTAACAACTGAATCATTTTGTTCGAACAACAATCTGATAGAAACAGCAGAAATAAGTTTTCTAGCTTGTAACAACAATCTTCTAACATTGATTCTGTTAAGAGCTGTATCTTTAACTTGAAGAGTTTTATTACCCCAAATTTTGATACCATCAGAAGTAAATGTTGCAATTGGGTTAATTCTTCCATCATAAAGTGTATCTCTTTCAGCCAATGTAAGTTTTTTACGAGCTTGGATAGCATCTACATCACCTCTTTGGATACCTGCAACTGCAAACCATGAGAATGCGATGTTATCAGTCAATGCAATGTTTCTAACTACATCTCTTGTTGGTGGCATGTATATGTAAACGTTGTTTTCAGTATCGTTTACTTGAATCCATGGCCAGTAAGTACAAGAATAGTTACTATCGTACATACCATCTAAGAAGTCTGTAACATCAGCAGCTGACATAACTTGACCACCAGCATCTAAATCTGGAGTTGTCATGATATATAATGAGTCAGCTCTATCAGTTTCAACCATGTCTATCGTTGCTTCAATAAGGTTTGTATTATCAAAGTTATCAATACCAGGAGTTGCAAACACATTAATATTAACTGCCTCTGGATTTTTAAACGTCCAAATAGCCTCTAAGTATGCGTAGTAATCAGAATTGATACCTAAGTCACCGTGTGTAAGTGTTTTATATGCAAATGCACCACTAGTTCTACCAGCTGTACCGTAAGTACCGTTGATTAAGAAACTATCTAAATTACTTCTTCTAGTTCTGTATGCATCCCATCCGTCAAATCCACCATAAGGTGCAAATGTAAATTTACGAGCATATATTTTCTCATATGGTCCACCATTCAAACCAGCGTTAGTTCTAAATTGCCAGTCACCTGTTTCAAACAAGATTACTGGATTATATGTAGTTCCACTACCAGTAGGTACAGAATAGTTATCGATTGTAGCACCAGTAGCATCAACATCCATGTGGAAACCATCAGTTAAACCAGTCCAAATATCAGGGTCTGCTGTTTGTGGC